CAAGTACACCAGACGCGACAACTTTGGTCAAAGGTAAGGTTCAGCTAGCCGGAGATTTAGGAGGTGTTGGAACTTCGGCTTCAGCCCCCATTATCTCGAGTGGAGCTGTCACCAACACCAAATTGGCCGTTGGTTCCAATTCAACCTTGAAAGGAACAAGCAGTGGTGGTGTGGTAAGCGACATTAGTTTAGGGTCTGGTTTGAACCTTACGGGGACTACTTTGGCAGTGGACTCGACTACCTTACCGAAAGCTGGAAATACCCAATTCGGCGTGATTAGTTTTGGCCCTTCTGGAGACTTGACACAAACGGCGGCAAACTCGGGTATTGGATTGGTTAAACCACAGGCTATTACTAACTCTAAGCTTGCAAATACATCTAATAATGGTCAATTGAAGGGATCAAGTCAAGGGAGTTCTGTTGTTACCGATCTAACCATTGGTGCTGGATTATCTTTGACTGGTAGTACTTTGTCTGCCACCGCCGGTGTATTGAACGTAGTCCAATCTAATGCTGTTTATACTATATTGGGAAGTGCAAGTAGTCCAACTTCACCGATTTCTATGACTGGTTATACCATAAATGTTAATCCGGGTCAGGGAGTCAAAATTAATTACTCCTGGAACTACCAAAGTGCAGCTGGAGGTTCAACTTATTCACCTTCATTTGGATGGTCTGGTACATCCATTACAGACGCATTTCAAGCTCATATACCTGGAATTTTTAGTGGTGGTGGATCACCTTTTTGCACCTCTATTTTCCAATCAACGCCTCCGACTCAGTATACGCTCTCATCAACCAATGCAAACTCGGTATTAAACCAAGATTTTACATTATCACCATCTGGCTTGTATGGACCATCTCTGGCTATCTATTGCAATGTTTACTATAAAAATAATGGTGTATCACCAGTTTCACTGACACCTCTCTTTAATAGGGATTCAAAAACAGCGGGTGGTATTACTATTCAAATTTCTGGTGGTTGGATGGATTATACTTATTTTTAACCCTTTCAGACCTAATGTCCCACGTCCTAGACTTATTGGTCAATTTGGCCCGAAAACCCTTTAGGTCCCATTTGTCAAGGGTGATAATTTTTAATGATTACTTTAATCATTAAAAATTTATACGAATAAATACGAATAATATGGTATCTTATTAAACACCAATTTTAATCTTGATTCCCATACCATTAAGTTCTTGTAATAAATTTTTTGAAGAATATGGTATGTTGCATCTTTTAATATCGACCGAACCACAACAGTGACATTTTTTACTACTACTAGTCATACCCCCACAATCACCACACACATTTATTTCAAACGGGTCACTATACAAGAACATCCGTTCGTTCAAGAACTTGGTTGCCCCATGAGCCAGCATACAATCTTTTTCCATCTCCCCAAACCTTAAACCTCCACCTTGAGAACGACCACAATTTGGTTGTCGATGTAAGGTTGTCACTTGACCGTGAGACCGAGCATGCATTTTATCAGCCACCATATGCTTGAGTCGATGATAGTACACTGGACCCATAAAAATTTTACTTTTAATTTTCTTACCTGTGAAACCACAATACATATACTCTGATCCAGAATGGTTGAAACCATGCCTTGTTAGACTTTGACATAAATCGTTTAAAATAGTGCTTGAATTCTCCCTAAAAGGAAGACCATTTCTGTATTCTGGTTTGGGATCAATACAGTACAATTTACCCATAACAGTTGCTATAATTTGGTTTATGGTCATTCTTGACGGTATACAGTTTGGATTTATGATTATATCAGGAACCATGCCATCAGCCGTAAACAGCATATCTTCCTGTGGATAAATCATACCACAAGTTCCCTTTTGCGCCATCCCCGAGCAGAACTTGTCTCCGATCTCGGGTAGACGTAGTTGTCCGATAACCACTTTAACTATCCTACAACCATCTTTTACGGTATCAATTATACGGTCAACAAAACCTTCTTCTCCCGCTTGGATAACAATACTGCTGTCTACCATCCTTTCCTCTTCGTTTTTATTTTTTATGGTTACTTTACCTATTACAACATCCCCCTTTTTAACTCTTTGTCTTCTTCGAACGACACCGTTTGATGCTAGTAAACCATAATTACAATCTCTGGTTTTGATTGAATTCAATGGCACAACTATCCTTTCTTCAACGATACCGTTTTTCTTTTCCTCGGCTGTATAAGTATTGTATGTGATGGATCCAAACAACCCTCTTTCAATCGATGCTTTGTTTAGGATAATACTATCCTCTTGATTGTACCCCGTATAACATGCTATAGCAACTATTGCGTTAATACCGTTTGGATAGTCGTTAAAGCCGTTGGCTTCTGCAATGTCTGTGGTAACAAGTGGTTTTTGAGGATAGTTTAGGGTATGTGAAACTGTTTCGGTTTTCAAATTGTGACATGGTACAAACCCTATGGCTTGTTTTACCATTGAGGTATAAAAACAGTTTCTAGCCGACTGAGTACGGTCAGAGAACGGTATTATTCCAGCGACTATACCCAACATACCACATGGGTGCATTTCCATAAATTTGTAAGGAATAGTGGGGTTGTCTACCAAATCTTTTGGTTCGATAGCCGTAGGGTGTGTTTGAACCTCGTTTATATCAACGTATTTTAATAATTGATTGTTCATAAAAAAATTAAATGTAGGTTCAATTGGACATTTAAATAGTCGAATATTGTCCAAATTAAAAACAGGTCTAATAAGCCTTCCAGGATCTGAAAAAATTTCAATAATTTGTAACTTGTGATTGACCACTATACTAATGTTTATACTGCTCAAAAAATTAATGGTGTGGATGGTGTCAACGTGACCAGTAAAGAATGGAGCACCATTAACAAAAATTGGATAACATCTCTCCTTGTTTTTAACCTTACAATCACATAAAACGTTAAATGTGGTTATCAGATCCATAATTTCACATGTTGGTATACCTGTGGTGATATGAGCGAAGATGGCCATATTCAACACTATACCTACACCTTTACCTTCGGGTGTTTCAACCGGGCACACCAAAAAAGCGCTAGAAGGGTGTATCTGTCGAATCTCTGATGTTTTAGCTTCTTTCCCATCCTTGCTCTCTGGTATGACGACACGTCTTAGACTGGAGTAGTTTGATATCATAGAGACTTTCGGGTTTACTACTTGTGACACCCCGGTTCTTATATAAGTGTTGCGTTGAACTCCCCAATATCCAGACGAAAAACTGTACAATATACCTGTTGTGATGCCCGAAGTTCTTAGAAAATTTGAAATGTCCGGCTTTCGATTACGGATTTGGAGTATACAATTTTTCTGAAATTTCTTGTACAACAGTCTAAATAGAAAGTAGTACAGTTCGCCCGCTGTTTCAACCCGTTTATGGTTGTAATCATCCCTATTATCAACCTCTATTTTGCCTGTAAGAGTTAAAAGAAACTTTTTAACCATAAAAAACAAGAGATCTGCCCTTTGTTTTTTGGTTGATGTTATCCCTAAATGAGGAAATAAATCCATATCTAAACTTTTTTTGATATCTTCAATGGTCAAAGTACCAGTTGTTTCTTCTTTGTCAGCGCTTACGCTCATATTTCTGAAAACTTTTACCAATGTTTCTTCTTCATCGCTTTCTGGTTCACTATCACTATTATTATTTTCTATTGAAAATTCTTCAACACAGTCATTTTTTATGGTATCAATATACTTGTAAAGTTCCTTGGGCACACCAAATAGATCGTGGAAATTTTTACCCGTAGTTTGAGGGTCGAAACCCAAAGATTTGAAAATTATACCAACTGGGATATCTACTAGTTTTTTCTTTAGTTTGAGAGACACGACAATTTTATTCTTAATCATTTTGACTTGTACAGATGTAGAATGGAATGTTTCTTCACACATACTTCTCATTTCACAGATTAAAACATCTTCTTTTTGAGATGTGGATTTGACAAAACATAATGGTTTATTGTAAGCTTTTCGCACTTGGCCAATTAAAACACGTTCTTTTCCGTTTATAATAAAATAACCGCCTTTATCTGCTTCTGAATGACCATTAATTTTTTCATTTTCTTCAGGTGTAAAACGTCTTAAATGACATACATCGGATAAAACCATAATTGGAATCTTGGCGATCGGCACTCGGTATTGTTCGTTGATATGTGGTGGCTTTCCTTCATTGTTTTCGATTGTTTCAAGAATGTCAACACATACGTTACCTGTATAACTTAGATCTTTGTTGCGAGCTTCCTGTGGGTACAAATACCTAACGCTTCGATCATCATCTATAATGGTTGGCGACTCCACACAAATGTTACTAAATTTTAGAGAATAGTTGTCATATTTGATCGATTCATAGTTGATGCTAGGCTCGTTGTTAATGATGGTTTTTAACCCTTTAGTCACGAACCAATTAAAAGTGTCGATTTGGTGCTTGACCAAACCATTAACTTTAAAATAGTCCCTGACAATGCTTAGTCTATTTTGTTCTGATAGTATTTGTTCCATTATTTATTTTACAATTTTTTTATGGTTAAAATTCATTTTATGTTTTTCGAGTTCTGAGCTACTAGACAACAACAAGGGGCTATGATCCACAACAACCTCGTCCACACCCGCGGCCTTGCCCAATTTCATCACAGAAATGGAACAAGGGACTAAAAACGCTGTATTGTGGATTTTTAAAAAATTTTCTAAATGTTATTAAATAAAGGATGATTGCAGCATTCGATATGGGAATTAAAAATTTCGCATTCGCGGTTAAAAAAGGTGATGATTTTATACTTTTAAAGACCATTAGTTTGACGGATAAAATCGTCAAGAGCGATTTGAACCATTTAAAAAAAGATGAATTAAGTGAGATGATGTCTAACCTTAATATTTCTAAACCAGACAAAATTGTAAAAAAGGATATGGTTGACCTAATTTTAGTCAAAACTAAGAAAAGTAGCAAACCTGTGGATTTAGGCATTTCAATGTTTCAAATAATGGATGATTACAGCCACTATTGGAATGATTGTGATACTTTTTTAATAGAGAGACAAATGACCATTAACCTACAAGCTTTAAAACTTTCCCATTACCTTGAAGCGTACCTTAAAATCCACTATCCAGAAAAGAAAATTTTAAACTATGATGCCTCCATGAAAACTAAGAAACTTGGAGCTGAAAAATTAAAGACTAAAAAAGACCGTAAGAAATGGACTATTGAATTTGCGTCTACCGTCTTAAGAGATGAAAATTTAGGGTACTATCAAGCTTTAAACAAGAAAGATGATATAGCGGATGTTGTATGTATGATTGAAGCCTATCAAAGTAAAAACAATTAATACTATTTTTAATGGTTTTTAAAAACCATTAAAAATTAAATTTTAGACGTTCCACCAAGCATACGCTGACCATTTGTAGATATTGGGTATTGCCTGAGTTGCCACATCTCTCCATTCCTCTTATTCATCAACGACTGCATCAAGTCGGCACGGTGCTGAAGTGCAGAATTGTGGAACTCTTCGACTGCTAGTTGGTTATTGTTTCCCGAAAACATACAATTTTTAGGATCTTTCAGTCTACCAGTCGACTCACCGAAAGAATAAATATCTATTTTGTTTCTAGTTATGTAATTTGGTGCCCGAGCAGCATTAATATCGTCATAGTAAAATTTAGGCTGACCTAAAAGCTTATCGACGTAACCTCGTTGGGAGTCTGAATAACCGACCATCCTAGGGTCGTAAATCATACTTGGCTCATCGCCGGTAATATAATCTTTTTTATAAGGTAAATTGTTACCATGTTTTTGATTTTCGATAAACAATAAATCTTCACCGTTAGTAATGGACGTGTACACCTGTTTTTCTGGTACCGTCGAAACTCCATAATTCTGTAAAATTTGTGGTCTAGACAAGCGCTCTTCCGATACGTCATACGGGCTGAGATAATTGTGGTCAGCAACAGCTTTTGGACAATTCTTCGTTTCAAAACCTTCTTTTATGAGTGGTTTGGACCATTTTCGACCACAATTACACACGCCTCTACATGTACAATCGTCAAGGGTTACGTAACCAGACAAAAACAATTCGTCTGATTTATGGTTGTTTGTGGCCGAATGAATCGTATAATTGTCTGTACCCCATTCGTACATATCCGCTATTGGTGGTATTATCATTGGAGCAATCAATGTTCTAGGGTTGACTCCACCAATTAAACGTCTTGTAGCTGTTTCGGTGGTTCCATTCGAGCTCAAAGCTTCACACCCACACCATCTGTTCATCCCTAAAAAACCATCGTTCTCGGTACACGTTGCAATGGTTGGTTTGGGTGTTGTATCATATCCTTCCGGTTTGTAACCATAAATCGATGCAATATTGTTATCGTAGTCGATAGGTTGATATGTCTCCATCTGAGAAGATAGTTTGTATGGACTAAATTCATCATTATTTAAATTGTTTATAAAACCAGCATACGATGGTGTAAATTGCCTTCTTGTTTTTATTGTGTTTGGATGGTCGTGAAAACCTTCTTTTAAAACAAATTTTGATCGCCTCGTTTTGTCGTACAATAGTGTACCAAACATGACGCTCAATACTATAAAGATCACTTCAATCATTTATTATATCTATAAATCGACCATTAACCCTTAGGACAAATCTTGTATTTGTTTTTATTTTCTAGTTAATAAATATGACAACCTTAGAACGAAACACATATAATATAAACAACAAACTATACTATTCGGCTGACGAACTAAAATCGTTCGATACTCTTTTTTTCAAAGGGTGTGGATCAAGTATTAGAGGGATTGTTAAGAAACATGCTATACCCAAAACAGACTACTTGTATGCTATGAAAATAGAAGATAACCCGTTTGTGGTTACTTCAAAGGTTTTAAAGGCCAAACTATTTCTTTCTGAAGAGTGATCTAAATCGAACTTACCTTCTCTAAATTCAAATTGTGTATACAAGTATGACCCTTTACCACCTTTAGCTGCCGTCGGAATTCCGACGGCAGCTTTCTTGATAGTATTCCACCATTTTCTTAGATTTTTCTAAAACTTTCCATTGTCTGAATGGTTTTCCGCCATCTATACACAACTTGGTTGCATTAAAGTACCCGGTAGCCTTATCTATAACCAGTTTAAAGTCTCCAAAGAGACCATAATAAAATGTATCTTTGATACACTCATAAGTACACTCTGTTAGCTCAAAGTTATCCATCTTTCTTTATCTATTAATTTTTAGAAGAAAAAATTCATTTTATTTTTAACCCTTTCAAGGTCCTAATTTAAAGTAACCTTGTTTTGAAGTGTTGAAGATATGAAAAGGTTTTTGCAGAAAATTGATTTATATCAGTATTTAAAATATATTTATAAAGAATGGAGTTTGAAAGCTTTAATTCGATATTATCTGAATCTGTTGGTTATAGAACTATACAGAGTCCAAAATATTATGATTCTACTTGTATAGTGACTGAAAAGATTCATGGAGCTAATTTTTCAATTTATATTTTAAATGATGGTACTTCACAACCTCAAATTCAATATGCATCAAGAAAAAAAATTTTAAAGGTGAATGACCTTTTTTTTAATTATAAAAATTTTTTTAATACAGAGCTTGAATCAAACCTTAAAAAAATATACAAATCTTTAAAGATACAAACAAGCATAAGATTTATTGGAGAAATATTCGGAGGTGGAATTCAAAAAGAAATTGATTATGGTGAATTAGACTTTAATTTTTTCCATATGCAAACTTCTAACGATAATATTGTTTGGAATAATATAATGGATTGGGGAATCATTGAAAATTATTCTAAACAATTTAATCTTAAATTGGTCCCTAATATTACTTTTGGAAAGTTTACCGAATTATATGGTACTTTAGATCCTAAATTTCAAAGTAAATTAAATTCGAACGTTTTATGTGAAGGATTAGTTTTTAGAGTTACGGTTGGTACCGACCTTGTATTTTTCAAAAAACGTAATCAAAATTTTCTTGAAGTTAAAAAGATTGATCATAAAAATAAAATGTCTGATGATATTCTAGCATGTGCAACTAAACAACGTGTAATTAATACCCAAAGTAAACACGGTTTTGAAGGTATTAAAAATTTAAAGGTGTTGATAGAGCTTACAATTGAAGATATTGAAAAAGAACGTAAAATTATGGTTGATAAAGAAACGAAACAACAATTATTCAGAATATTAGTTCCTTTAACCAAAGAAATTTTACAATAAATTATTGTTACTTTAATGGTTTATTTAACCATTAAAGTATTGATTACTACCCCCTATACTTTTTGATTAAAATTTACTTTATGGTTCAAAGAATCATTACTTCAAATAGTGGATTAATTTCGAATTAATGGAGTTGTTAACCTTTTCGACACAAAAATAATTTTTTATGCTTATAAAGCATAAAAAATTTAAATTTTTTTATTTGGTTCCCGTTGATCCAAAACCACCTAAACCTCTTACAGAACGAATACACATGTTTGTGGTCCGTTCTACACCATTAACATCTTCTATCACGGTTGTAGGGTAGATTATACTTTCGACTATAAGTTGAGCAATTCTATCCTTTTCTTCGACCACAAAATCAACGTCGCTATGATTGTGCAAAATGACCATTAATTCGTTTTGATAATCTTCGTCGATAACGCCTGCACCTGCCTCAATACCGAACTTGAATGAAAGACCCGATCGTGATGCAATTCGACCATAAGTATTGAAGGGAAGAACAACTTTGACCCCTGTTTTTACGGCTTTACGAGACCTTGCTGGTATAACACAGTTTTCAGAAGATTTAAGGTCATATCCAGCCGATCTTTCGGTACCCCTCTCAGGTGCTTTAGCCTTGTCATTAACCAAAATAAATCTTATTTTTGGTGGTTGGCTTCGACCTGCTTTTATATTATTTTTAGTATAGGTATACAAAACCATTAAAATTAGCGCAACAGCTACGTATATAATATTATCATCAACCATGGTTCTCTTTATTTTAAAAATTTTTTACAAGGAAAAAAATCATTTTTAAATTTAGCGGATGACAAAGAGCATACACACAAACTACACTTTTTAATGCTGTCTAAAAGCATTAAAAAACAATCTATCGAACCTTTTTAGATGTACCGCAATTGGGGTCATCCATAACCAATTTTGAATCCATCAAATTTTGCATTATTTTTGTACACAAATAGTTGATATCTTGGGCATTCCAAAAAGCAACTCTTTTGTAATCCTTTAAAGTACCATTATCTATATTTAAAATATTTTTTAATTTAGGGTTATTTCGCATCTTTTCTACATCGGACTGATCAAAATCAAAATCTTCGTCTGGCTTAATTTTAAGGCGGTTTGAAACCAAATCAACTAAGTCTTGTTTCTTCCAATTCTGGCACCTTTTACCCACATTTCGTTTTCTTTTGTCAACATTTTCGTCTTGGTCATCTTCAACCTTTCTAAGACAAAAATCGTTGGTTGATCGATTTAAAAGTCCTATGTAACCTATTTTGTTATTAACAATTTTTATTTTACTTTTACCCTTCTTCTTCATATCCTCGATTTGTTTCGCCTCTTCAAAGGTACACTCCCTCCAACCATTTATATTTTCAAAATTATTTGTACACTTGTATTTTTCTGGGTGTAACCAAATGAAGCCCTTTTGACCATCTAAATTGTAATAGAGTTTAAAGTTATTAAGAACCATATCTCTAACAAAATTGTTTGGAGTGTCTTTGAAAGAGGTGCTTATACACAAACTTAACAATTTTTCTTGAAGATATATGGGTAGTTGAACCATTACCTTTTGCAGTTCTACAAGATTTTTGCTTTTAAAAATTTTATCTATCAAATCGACCATAAAACCTTGTTGATTGTTAAATATCATTTCATCGATACTTTTACCCCTATAAATAGTAGAATATTTATTATAGAAATCAAGGAGACTTGGGTCCTCTTTAGAACCGGTAATATTGGTGGATATGAAAAAAATATTGTTTACACTTTGAAGGTAATATGAACCTTCCGGTCGATTAAATAGACTTTTACGCGAACCTATGATGTTTTGAACCACAAGCAACACTTCGAAATAAGAATGGTTTGTTTCTTGAATAATTTCCTCAAGTGTGATAGGTTGTTTTATAACCTTTTCAAGTATAAATTTTTCCAAAAGTGTATAATTTTTGCTATTTTCAAAATATAAAAGATTGTAGTTTCTAAGGTCGTCACCATCCTTAATTTCAATCGGGTTGTCGCATGTGTACTCGCAACTGGTGTACTCGCATTCTCGTCGATCATTTAAAGTTGGATTTGTTATGGTATTTCGAACCTTGTTAATTCTACAATCGAATGCGACTTCCTTAAGGAGACGAATAACCTTTTGTATACGAAAATCTTTTTCTTCGGAAATTTGATACATTTTTAGGTCGATAGAGTCACCATTATCAGGCATAGCGACATAATGGTAGATTTTAACTTCTGGAATTATTCCTTGCTTTATAAGGTTGTTGTGGGACCCCAACCTTAAACCTCTTGCAATTATTTGGCTAGTCTCGGAATAGTTCCAATGAGGTGTTAGAATGTACTCGGATTGAATATTTTTAAAGCTGAATCCTTCCATAACTACTCTAGACCCCAAAATAACAGAGATGTATTCACCGTGTATATTCTTTGCATTGTTAAACGACGATATAAGTTGTCTAGTTTGACTGTCTGTGCTGGTTTCATTCGTAAAAATTACATATCTTTTCTGAGGTTTGTTAAGATTGGACGAAAGTGTCGCACGAGAGTAACCATTCAACTCTAAAAGGAGACTTAATACCATTAATCCAGACCCTTTTACAAATTCGGAGAAGACAAATGCCAATCGTCCTCTCTTGTAGTCTTTCTGTAGTTTGTCGAGTAAATCTGCATATTTTGCTGAATATTTACTCAGATTTCTTTGTAACTCTAGAGCGACTTGTGGCGATTTCAACTTGTAATTGTTTACGGTTTGAAGGATGTTTTTTTCAAACCCACTTTTACCATAACTTTCGTCTGGGAACACGAGAAGCGATGATTGTCTTGAATGGTTAAAAATCGACCTTTCTTCGTCGTCTTTACGTTTAGCCTCCAAATACACTTTAGTTTGAAAATTGTCCATTGCTACCGGATAAACTTTAAAATGGCTCAAAGTACCCATTAGTTCACCAACTTCCCTACGATTAACGTCGGACATCATTGCCCTCAAATAGGATACATATCCACCTATTTTTTGTTTAAATAACGTATCGTTTTCCAAATCTTCCAAGGTTAGTTTCTCCTTTAATATTAAATTTAACAAATCGACAATTTCTTCCGGTTTGTCCTTCATTGGGGTCCCTGTAAGCAATAAAATTTTTTTGGTTTGTAAAAGGTCAAATAAACCAGATATTTGAGAATAAATACGACTTTCCTCCACAACGGGTGATACTCTCAAATTGTGGGCTTCATCCACTATAAAAAGAGAATTTTCGTATACTATGTTCTTCTCGCGATCGCTCATCTGTGATAGTTTCTTTGCAAAAATTTCAAACGTATCCAAGGTATAGTTAACATTTACATTTCTTTTTATTCTTCTTTCCCTGTTTCGAACATATTTTTCTAAACCCTGGAGATATTGACCTTTTGTACAAACATTTGCCACTTCATTGATAAAATTGTTCTGTAGTCCCTTTCCCTTAGTCAAAACTACAACATTTTTTATAGTTGTCGATGGAAATTTTGAGCCATCCTGACGACTTTTAATAAATTCTTCAGCCACTCCGACTGCTGAACAGGTTTTACCGGTACCCATTTCATGAACTAGAAGTAGACCATCATACGGCGTCTGTGGGTTGATAAATTTTGATATTAGCTTTTGATGAAGCATTAAATCGCCTGGGTGTTGTGGAAAGTCCTCCTCCTTGCCCAACTTATTTTCGGTAAACTCCTTAAGGTTTGACATATCCCTATCAAAAGCGGATGTTTGAATAGGGTTATACAGCGGTATAAAATCATATAGTTGGTAGTCCATTTATTTGTTGTGGAATACTTGGGTGTTCTTTCAAAAAAGTTGGGCAAGGGTATACCCTTCGGGAAATATTAAAAATTTGTAAATTTGATTTTAATGGTTATCAAAAACCATTAAAATTGCATACTTCAAAATCCACTTTTTTGGTTGTTATGGTTATGTTAACCATTAAATTCTGGATAGTGAATTTTTTCCTAAACTTCTGGAAGCGTTGGAAGTATAGTTTTGTTGGCAAACTCTTGAGATAT